ATTATGAAACTGCTATTTTTTATTTAACAAATACTAATGGCTCAACAACTATTGGAAATAAAAAAATTAAAGATAAAGAAAATAGAATAGTTTTTTTTGATGGTAAAACAAAACACAATGCTAATATACAAACAGATAAAACGGAAAGGATAGTTTTAAATTTTAACTATGTAAATTAATTATGGCATCAACAATAAAAGTAGACAACGTACAAAATCAACCAGGTAATAATCTAATTAATAGATGTAGTGCAACTACAACTATTGGATCTGGAGCAGGTAATACAGTTGTTGTATGTGGTTCAACAGTTACACTTGGTAGATGTAGTGGAACTGTAGCTCTTGCAACAGGTGCAACTCAAACAGGATTTGGAAGAACTGGAACGGTCGATTGGATTACAACAGCAAAAGTTACAGGGGATTCTCCAGTTACAGGTGTTTCAGGAAAAGGTTATTTTATGAACACTGCAGGAGGAACAATAACACTTAATTTACCAGCAGGTTCTGCTGGAGATATAGTTTCAGTTCAAGATTATAATAATACATTTGATACACATTTTTGTAAACTTAATCCAAATGGTTCAGAAAAAATTAATGGCGGTGCTGGTACTATAACTTTAAGTGCCGAAGGTGAAGGTTTAACTTTAGTTTATGTAGATGGCACGGTAGGATGGAGATCAATTGAACAATCTACATTTACTGCTCAAGGAGAGCAACTTATTTGTGCTTCAGTAAGTGGAGCTTGTAATACTTTAACAACAGTTGATACAAATTATAAGGTAGCAACATTTTTTGGCCCAGGAAATTTTACAGTTAACTCTGGAGCAGGACCAGTAGCGGTAGCAGATTATACGGTAGTTGCTGGTGGTGGTAGTGGTGGTCGAGGCGGCTCTGGTGGAGATATGGGTGGTGGTGGAGGAGCCGGTGGATTTCGAGAAGCAAAAGTTGTAGCAACATCAGGTTGTTGGACAGCTTCTCCTTTAGCAGCGGCAACATCTGTACCTCTTTCTCCTGGCGCTTATCCTATAACAGTAGGAGCAGGCGGAGCAGCCACTCCTTCAAGTGCTGCACAATATGGTAATCCAGGTTCTAATTCAATTTTTTCATCAATAACAAGTACTGGTGGTGGAGGAGGTGCTAGTAATGCATCTACCCCAGGTTTTAATCCACCTTCATATCCAGGAGCCGGAGGCTCAGGTGGTGGAGCACGAGGTGGCGGTGCACCAACACTGCAAATTGGAACAGGTAATAGTCCTCCCGTAAGTCCCCCACAAGGAAATCCAGGTGGTTGGGGTTCTGCTGGTGCAGGTCCAAATCCATTCTCTCCTGACAATAGTGCAGGCGCTGGTGGTGGAGCTGCCGCTGTCGGTGGAAATTCGAGCGCACCTAGTGGAGGTGTAGGAGGTGCAGGAGCTACTAATACAATTACAGGATCACCTGTGCAAAGAGCTGGAGGCGGTGGTGGAGCTGGTAATAGTGGGCCAGGTGGTGGTGGAGCTGGTGGTGGTGGAGCTGGTGGTTGGGACACAACTCCCGGAACTGCAGCAACTGTAAACACTGGTGGTGGTGGCGGTGGAAATGGATGTAATGGTAGTGGTACAGGAAAAGCTGGCGGATCAGGCATAGTAATAATAAGGTATAAATTTCAATAATGAGTGAAGTTAAAGTAAATAAAATTAGTCCAAGAACAGCTTGTGGTACTACAACATTAGGAGATAGTGGAGATACATTTACTATTCCTGCTGGTGTAACAATCACAAACAATGGAACGCAAACAGGATTTGGAAGAACTGGAACTGTTGATTGGGAAACAACTCCAAAAACAGGAGATTTTACAGGAGTAAGTGGTGAAGGTTATTTTATTAATACAACTTCTGGCAAAATAACTATGACTTTACCAAGTGCTAGTGCAGGAGATATCATTTCAATTCAAGATTATAATAACACATTTGATTCTTATTCATGTGTAATTCAAGCCCCAAGTGGTGTTAAAATTAATGGTGGAACTGCTGCAGGTTTATTAACATTAAGTACCGAGGGTCAAGGTTTAACTTTAGTTTATGTAGATGGAACAGTTGGTTGGAGATCAATAGAATCTACAACATTTAGTTCTTCATCGGGAATACCTACATTTATAACAGCAACGGTAAGTGGTGCGTGTAATGCACTAGTTACTTCTGGTGATTACAAAACAGCAATTTTTAAAGGGCCAGGAACTTTTACAGTTTGTTCAGTAGGTAATTGTGCAGGTTCAACGACTGTAGAATACATGGTTGTTGCTGGTGGTGGTGGAGGAAGTTTTGGAGGCGGAGGTGCTGGTGGTTTTAGACAAAATTATCCAAGTCCAACTACTGCAGGTTTGCCAGTTACAGCAACAGGTTATCCTGTTACAGTAGGAGCAGCAGGAACTGGAATACCTTGTGCTACTTCTGGATCAAATTCAGTTTTTACAGGTTCAACAACAATAACATCAGCAGGAGGAGGCAGAGGTGGTGGAGCTAATAGTAACGTAGGAACTGGCGCTGCTGGTGGATCTGGAGGTGGTGGAGGCCACGGACCAGATGTAGGTGGAGCAGGAAATACACCTCCTGTTAGTCCAGTAGCTCAAGGATTTGCTGGTGGGGCAGGAACTCCAGGATCACCTGGTTGTTATTATGGTGGAGGCGGTGGAGGTGGTGCAACTTCTATAGGAACAAATTCTACTCCTGGTAGTCCACCCGCAAATACTGGTGGGAATGGTGGTACAGGAAATTACTGGCCAGATGCTGTATTAGGTCCAACAGCTCCAAGTTATGGAACTTCAGGGCCTGTAAGTTCAACAAGATATTTTGCTGGTGGAGGCGGTGGTTCTTATAAAGGACCAGCTAAAGGAATAGGTGGCTCAGGCGGAGGCGGTACTTCTGAACAATCATCACCTGCGGTTGCTGCTACTCCAGGAACAACAAATACTGGTGGTGGAGGCGGCGGTGGTAATGGTGCTGGTAAAGCTGGTGGTTCAGGTATAGTAATGATAAGGTATAAATTTCAATAGTTGAATGGTAATTAAAAATAAGATATAAGGAGAATAATTATGGCACATTTTGCAAAAATAGGAATGAACGGAAAAGTTATCGCAGTATTAACTTGTGGTAATGGAGATATGCTGAACGCTGATGGCGTTGAAGATGAATCAGTAGGACAACAATATTTAGAGAGACACAATAATTGGCCTGCTCAAATGTGGATTCAAACTTCATACAATACAGTAGGTAATACGCATAGTTCAGGTGACAATTCAAAAGCATTTAGAGGAAATTACGCAGGCATTGGTTATGAATGGGACGAAGATAATAATATCTTTTGGTCTAAAAAACCTCACGCTTCTTGGGTAAAAGACGTAGCTACAGCTAATTGGAAATCACCAATAGGTGATGCTCCAGCTTTAACAGCGGAACAACAAGCTCAAAATGACGCAGCTACTCATAGATGGGGTCACAGTTGGAATGAATCCGGCCAAACTTGGGACTTAGTAGACTTTAAAATATAATTGATCTAGATCAAATCTTTTAAATCATATTGACATTATAATACCATCCTTTATAAAAGGAGCTGGTATGCAAAAGAAAGTATTAAGTGAAATAGATTTACATTATGGCAGTATATATATGCCTAAAGGTTTTGAAATAGACCGAGACAAACTTCAATCCGATATTTTATCATCACAAATCAAAAATTCTGAATTTCCATTCTCTAGAGAATGGGATAAATTAAATACATATATGCGAGAGCATATAAATGTAAAGTACGATTTTTCTTTAGTAAATAAAGAAACGTGGGGAAATATTTATAAACCCAAAGAAGTTTCAATTCCTTTATTAAATATTGATCCCGTTGATTTAAGAAATTCTCCTGATTATACTTTTCTTTATGGCGTAAATGTTAAAGACTGTAGTGTGAGAATACACTATGAGCAAAATAGAAGAGCGGGAAGAAGTTGGGATATAAAATTAGAAAATAATAAATTTATTATGTTTCCCTCTACACAGATGTATTACATCACCAACAATCAAAAGGATTCTTTAAACTTTATTTTAACTACCACATATGAATTTATCTAATTACTTTTGGTATTTTAGTGGAGTGTTAACTCCTAAATTTTGTGATGATGTTATTAAATATGCATTATCTAAAGAAGAAGTAATGGGGTATACGGGAGGATATGGTAATAAAAAATTAAATAAAGAAGACGTTAAAAATTTATATAAGAAAAGAAGATCTGATTTAGTATGGTTGAGTGAACCTTGGATATATAAAGAACTACATCCTTATGTTAATGAAGCTAATAGAAATGCAGGTTGGAATTTTCAATGGGATTTTTCTGAGGCGTGTCAATTTACAAAATATAAACTAAACCAATATTATGATTGGCATACTGATCCTTGGCCTAAACCTTATAAAAGAAAAAACCCTAATGATCTAGACCATGGGAAAGTTAGAAAACTTTCTATGACGTGTCAGTTAACAGATGGCTCCGAATATAGTGGGGGAGAATTAGAATTTGATTTTAGAGACTATGATCCTAATATGAGAGATGAAAATAAACATATAAGAAAAGTACCTGAAATATTACCTAAAGGCTCTATCGTAGTATTTCCTTCACACTTGTGGCATAGAGTTAAACCTGTAACAAGAGGAACTAGATACTCACTTGTCGTATGGCATTTAGGATATCCATTTAAATAATGTATATAAATAATTATTTTGTAACACCTGTATGGAATGAAATTAAAACAGACTTTGTTAAATCTTTAAACAAAGCGTCGGATCCATATATTAAAGAAGCTAAAAAAAATAAAGAAGCTAAAGCTCATCTTAAAGCTCACGGAGACTTTGGTCGATCGTGGCATTCAACACAATTACTGGCTGACACTCAATTTATGGATTTTAGAAACTATGTGGGTCAAAAATGTTGGGAATTTTTAGATCATTCGGGATTTGATATGAGTAAGTACACAACTTTCTTTGAACAAATGTGGGTACAAGAATTTGCTAAGAAAGGTGGAGGACATCATTCAGCTCACATTCATTGGAACACTCACGTTAATGGTTTTTATTTTTTAAAAGCTAGTGAGAAGACTTCGTTTCCTCTTTTTCACGAACCGCGAACAGGGGCAAGAGCAACTAAATTACATATGAAAGATCAAAAAGGTGTGTGGCCCGGCACAGAATTAATTAACTTTCAACC